TGTACAGAGACGTGATGTATCTGGAACTTCAATAGGTTTTAGGACGATTGAAGATGAATGGGGAGAGGATGAAGAAGGATTTTGGAGAGTTGTTAAACGAGCACAACTGACAGAAATTTCTCCAGAGATTACTCCAGCTTATTCAAATACAGATGTGGCAGTACGAAGCATGGAAGAGTTTAGAAGTTCTCAGGAAGAAGATACAGATAATAAGTGGAACATTTCAGAGTCAGCTAGAAAACGCAAGTTAAAACTTTTAGAACTAAATAGAGCGAGCATGGCTCGCAAAACTAAGGAGACAGCCAAATGAGTAAAATTCTCAACGGGTTGCTCGAAAAGCGAGCCAAAGCATGGAACGAAATGCAAGCTCTTGACACTCGAGCACTAGAAGGAAAAAGAGACATGACAGCAGACGAAACTCGCCAATGGGATGAGTTCGATGCTGAAATAGGCAAACATGATGTAAGTATCAAACGGGAAGAGAAACGAGTATCTCTTGAACGTCGGATGGCTGAAACATCACTACCTCATGAATCTGAAACTACAGATAAGTCAACGCCTGAGTCTCGAGCATCAGAAGCTTTTGAAACATTCCTCCGGTCTGGTGTTGTTAATGGTAGACCAGCAAAAAGCTTTGATGAGTATAGAGATCTTCAACAGGACGTTGATATAAAAGGTGGCTATACTGTTCCGCTTGAACAGTTCCAAGCTGAATTAATTGCAGCCAAAGACAATCAAGTTTTCATTAGACAAAAAGCTCGCAAGTTCCAGCTTGTAGGAGCTCAAAGTCTTGGTGTTCCTTCTCGTGATACCGACCTAGCAGATGCAACATGGACTGCCGAGGTAGGAACTATTACTGAAGATACAGATATGACTTTTGGTAAGAGATCATTTGAGCCTCATCAACTTACAAAACTGGTTAAGGTCTCAAATAAATTGATTGCTAATTCAGCTATCCCGATCACTCAGGAAGTTCAGAGCCGTATGGCTTATAAATTTGGTATTACTGAAGAGCAGGCATTTTTGACAGGTAATGGAGCCGGTCAACCTCTTGGGCTATTTACTGCGAGTACTTCTGGTATCTCAACAGGGCAAGATGTTTCAACAGGTAATACCACAACTTCAATTACTTTTGATGGTTTAATTGAGGCAATGTACTCTCTGAAGGGCCAGTATCAAGCTGTTGGTGAGTGGTTGTTCCATCGTGACGCTTTGAAACAAATCCGTAAGTTGAAAGATGGCGAAGGTCAATATTTATGGCAAGCGAGCACTCAAGCAGGTCAACCTGACCTTATTCTCGGGAAACCATTGAATATGAGTGAGTATGTACCAAATACATTTACTGCTGGTCTTTATGTTGGTATGTTTGCAGACTTCAGTAACTATTGGATTGTTGATACTCTTTCAATGACTATGCAGCGACTCAATGAACTTTACGCCACAACTGGAGAAGTAGGGTTTATTAGTACAATGTGGGTAGATGGAATGCCGACTCTTGGGGAAGCATTTGCTCGAGTTACATTAAGTTAGGAAGGATTAGAAAATGAATATTTCAAAAAACGTTAAGATGTCGATCGCTAATACTTCAGCTGAGGGCGTTGCTGCGGCAACTGATCTCGCTGGAGCAATTATTGATATGGCAGGCTTTGAAGGTTGTATGATCGTGGTCACTTTTGGAGTTATCACTTCGGGAGCTGTTACTACGATCAAGGCCCAACAGGGCGCTGAACCGGCTATGGGCGATGCTGCTGATCTCGAAGGAACCAGTCAGACTATCGCTGATGATGATGATGAACAGACTTTCTATATCGATATTTATAAACCAATGGAGAGGTATTTGAGATTGTATACAGATCGTGCTACTCAGAACGCAGTAATAGCCTCCGCAACATACTATAAGTACGGAGCGAAAGATACTCCAGTTACTCATAGCGCAGGCGTTAGCGGTGAGACACATGTTTCTCCTGATGAAGGCACAGCTTAGAATAATATTTGGCTCGGGGCTTCGGCTCCGAGTATTTACATGAGGTTTATTATGGCAATTGATCCAACATACACCACTAAAATGTATTCCAAAGATAATGGCGATACAATGGTTATAGCCAGTGGTGGTAAAATTGATGTTCAATCAGGTGGGATTATAAATATAGAAGATGGTGGAATTATCGCTGTTGTAAACAACATCGTTGTTGAAGCTGGAACGGATCTCACAGTTACAAAAGCTCTCCACTCTGGCAAAACGATTGTAATGGCTAACGCTGATTCGCCAGATCCTGAGACTACATTCACACTTCCTGCGTCAATTGGTCAGGGTGATAAGTATACGTTTGTGGTTGGAGTAGTTAATCTTGCTAATTATGTGATCAAAGTGGTCAGCACCGATATTATGCAAGGTCAGGTTACTACCATTTCAACAGGCGATTCTCCAGATCTGACTCAAGGTTGGCCTACTGCTTCCGACTCTGACACCATTACTCTAGACGGCACTACTACAGGTGGCGTGGCTATTGGAGATGTTATTGAAGTTGAAGATATACTTGTGGGTACTTGGAAGGTTTTAGGTTTTACTACTACTTCTGGAACAGAAGCAACTCCATTTAGTGCTGGTGTGAGTTAATAATGGATTTAGTTCCAACAAATCAGCAGCATCAAACATACGTGGACACTGATACTGGCTTATATCATTTAGTCAGTTTAGACGATGATGGTACTCCAACGAGTCTCGCTATTATAGCTCAAAGTAATGGAGTGGTTGATACTGTGAATTTAAGTAGTGTAGTTATACAACATGAGACCCATGAAGTACATGAACAAAATCATTATTTTATTAAGACTGTTGGAACGCTTGAAGGAGCGGCAGCAGTTGCTTATGTGATGTTTCGCACTCCAGATACAACAACTAAAATTCATGCTAGATTTGCGATTTCTGCCGAGGCTGAGTTTAATGTAAAGATATATGAAGGTGCAACGGTTTCAGATGATGGAGCGGCGATGACAGGTTTTAATAACTGGAGAGATTCAACTAATACTCCAGAACTAGCTCCATTTGCAGGGCCAACAGTTACAACTCCAGGTACATTATTTTGGGAAGCTCAAACGGGAACAGGTAAAAGAGCAACAGGTGTCTCTCCTGGTTTTGGCTATCCTCTAGTAGTAAAAAGAAATAGTATTTATCTATTTAAAATAACAAAAGCGGCTGCGAGTGCGCACTATTATGATATTGATTTTTGGTGGTATGAAGAAGTTCCTCACAACATTTAAGGAAAAGCTATGAATCCTTATACATATCTAAATCCCAAACCTGCAGGTGCATTTCCGCTCATGAAGTTTGGATCTAATGCTGCGGCTAATGCAACTCAACAGACTATGTGGAGTGCAGGTGGCAATTATCCGTGGAGTAGTTGGGGTGATTGGGACGACGCAACAGGAAAGAGTTTTCATATAGTCTCGACAGACTCTGAAGACGATGCAACCTCCTCTCCTGTTGGAACGGGTGCCCAACAAGTTGATATTCAGGGACTTGGGCCTCTAGGTGTTTTACAATCTGAAACGGTGACTTTAGAAGGGACTTCAAACGTAGCTCTCACTAAGGCTTTCACTCGAATTTTTAGAATGAAAGTGGTTGCAGGATCGGATCAAGCTGGAACTATAAAAGTTATTGATACAGCTCCATCTCCTGATGTGATAGTAGCTGAAATCGATTTAATCTCAGGTGAGACTAACAATCAATCAACAATGTGCATCTATACAGTTCCAGCAGGTTATAATTTATACTTGCACGAGGTATCAATAGCTCAAGAAATCGTGCGAAATAAAACGGTAAATTGCTATTTATTGGCTCGATCTCCTTCGGATACGGTATTTAGGAGACAATTTACAGTATCATCAGTTGATGGGTATCACGTTGCACCAGAGAACCCTCTTTGTTATGGAGAGGGAACTGACCTCGACTTAAAAGCAAAATGGGAAGCTGGCGAGGACGGAGCTACAAATGGCATCATGAATGCAACGCTGATACCAAAAGATAACGCTACAGCGGCACAAATTGCCGAGGCAATATAGAGGGAATTATGAAGATTAAACTATTTAAACAGATATGCGGAGCGGCTGGATCATACAAGGAAGGTCAAACGGCTGATCTTCCTGAAGATATGGCTCATGCGTTAATTAATGGTGGATATGCCGAAGAGATTACAGAGAAGATCGAAGAGCCTGTAATTGAGACAACTGTTGCAGAGGTTGAATTTGAAACGACTGCAAAACCAGTTCCAAAGAAAAAGGCAACTCCTAAAAAGCGTGGGCGTAAATGAGCTGGGGCTCTCTAAATACAAAGACGGCTCCAGCTACCGAGCCAATGACAACAACTCAAGCTAAGGCTCATCTCCGTGTGGATATATCGGATGATGATGCTTATATCGATACGCTTATAGTTGCAGCTCGTAAAAAAGCTGAATCAGATACTCGACGCTCATTTATTACCCAAACTTTAGAAATGAGATTCAATAGTTTTCCTTGTGGAAATAAATCGATTGAGCTTTTGAGGGCTCCGGTTGCCTCTGTAACTTCCGTAAAATACACTGACATTGACGGAGTAGTACAGACGTGGGATTCCTCAAATTATACTGTTGACATTTATTCGCTACCCCCTAAGATTTATCCAGCTTACGGGGTGAGCTATCC